AAACGAAATCGATAAGATTGTAGATCCAAAAGAAAAGTTCAGCATGGGAAACCAGAAACCAAAATACAAGATCGAACTAGGAGATATCTACCAATTAGGATCGCATCGCCTGATCTGCGGAGACTCAACAAAGGAAGAAACATATCTGTCACTACTACCGCGCGGTACGGACATCCAGTGCGTGTTCACGGATCCGCCATACGGAGTGAGTTATTCAGGAACAAACAATCCAAACGGAAGAAGTTGGGATGTAATCGCAGGAGATGATATGCGAGGAGATGAATTATACGATATGCTATTAGATTGTTTTATACAGATAAACCAACACCTTGTAAAGAACGGCGCAATGTATGTGTTTCATGCAAGCAGTAACCAAATAATATTCGAAACAGCTCTGAACAATGCCGGCTTCCAGGTAAAACAACAATTAATATGGAGCAAGCATCACATACTGGGCCATTCACATTATCACTGGTGTCATGAACTGATATTCTATTGCAGCCGATTAAAAGAAAACCCAGAATACTTCGGGACCAGGTGCAACAAAACAACGCTCAACAAAATAGACGTAGACAAAATGACTCACGAAGAATTAAAGAGATTCGTAAACAAAATCAAGGAACAAAGTACGGTATGGGAAATAAAGAAAGACTCATCCAAAGATTACATACATCCAACCCAGAAACCAATAAAACTAGCAGAGAGAGCAATGCTAAACAGTTCGAAGATTGGAGATGCCATACTAGATCCATTTGCGGGGTCAGGAAGCACATTGATGGCTTGTGAGGAAAGAAAAAGGATTTGTTACACAATAGAGCTAGACCCGGACTTCTGCAGCCACATAATCGAGCGTTGGGAGAACCATACGAACAAAAAGGGACGGAAACTATGATTAACAACTGGAATCAGTGTGACATGGATAAAAAAGAATTTAATGAGAGCTTAGATGAGGATGAACCTGCTTTTAGTTTTGAAATTCCATTTATTATTAAAAGTGAGTTTAGGATGTGCAAAACGAGAAGAGTTTATCAAATAGAGGGCATGATTGAGCGAATTATTGATAGAATTGAAGCAAATAAGGTGGTAAAAGATGAAAGTTAAAAATGTAAAATTGAGTGATGTGAAGTCATACAAAAACAATCCCCGGAAGAACGAAAAGGCGATTGAAATCGTAATGAGAAGCATAAAAGAGTTTGGATTTAAAGTTCCGATTATTTTAGACAAGAATGATGTAATTGTTGCAGGGCACACGCGAGTAATGGCGGCCGAACGTCTAGGAATGAAAGAATTGCCGGCAATCTATGCGGATGATCTAAATGAGAAGCAAATAAAAGCGTTCCGAATCATGGATAATAAGTCACAAGATTATGCAGAATGGGATGAAGAATTATTGAACGAAGAGTTTAAGTTTTTGAATGACTCAGGATTCGACATGGAGTTGACAGGATTCACGGAAGAAGATATCGATGCGAGTTTAAAGCTGAATGAAGCAGAGAACGAAAATGTAATGGGAAACAGACATGAAGTGATTATGTTGGTACCACCTGAGGCACCAAGACTAAAAGAACGAATGATGCTGAAATGTGATAGAATTGAGGATTATAAGAAAATAAGAGATTTTTTCGCAAAGAATGAGAGATTGTTGGTTGATACGCTACTGGGGATGGTTAAATGAAGTATTTTAGTTTATTCAGTGGAATCGGAGGATTAGATTACGGCCTAAAAGACGAAGAGTGCGTAGGGATATCAGACATCAAACAGAGCTCGGTTCAGATTTACCAAAGAATGATGGGGAACGTGAAGAACTGGGGCGACATAACAAAGATAGATCCAAAAGAGTTGCCGGACTTCGATTTATTAGTGGGAGGATTCCCATGTCAAACGTTTAGTATGGCCGGAATGAGGAAAGGATTCGCAGACAAGAAAGGAAAGATGATTTTTTATATTTATGACATTCTGAAGGAAAAGAAACCAAAATATGTGGTGCTAGAAAACGTGAAAGGAATCATAAGTCACAACAAAGGAAAAACAATCAAATCAGTAGTGAAACTATTAGGAAGCTTGGGATACTACGTGAGAGTAATTTTATTGAACTCGCTTTATTATGGATCAGCCCAAAGCAGAGAAAGAGTGATATTCCTCGCATGCAAGAAGGACTTCCCAATCAAGATACCCGAGATTAGAGATGATACAAAGAGATTCCGAGACATAAGAGAAAAGAACGGTCAGTACAAATTCATAAAGAAAACAGAACGACTTGTGATGAAGATAAACCAAGAGCATCCACAAAGATTCAACACAGAATTAATAGGCGGTTACGATCGTGTAGGAACATTAACAACTCAAGAAGGATGCGGAGATAAAGCGGTGTACGAAGAAAAGACTGATGACTTTAGAATACTAACACCACTAGAATGCGAGAGATTACAGGGCTTCCCGGACAATTGGACGTCAGGAGAAACACCAAACAACCGATATTTTGCCCTGGGGAACGCTGTAAACTGCAAAATGAGCGAATATCTGTTCAAAGATTACCTAAAAGGTGTGTGGTTCTAATGGGAAATCTGACAGAATCTGACACTAATAAGGTGTTTAAGAAGCCCAGAGGAAAGAAGAAATTAATGATAGAAGCTATGAACGACCATTTGGGGGTGGTATCAATCGCAGCAAAACAAGTTGGGATAAGCAGAGAAACACACTACCACTGGCTAAAGGTTGACAAAGCGTACAAATTCTGGTCAGATGAAGCAGAACTAACTTTAAAGGATTTTGGAGAGAGAACACTACATAGACTTATGAAAGAAGGGAATCCAATGATTGTGTGGAACTTTAACAAAACCAAGAACCGAGATAGAGGATATGGAGAACACATTGGAATCGAACACTCTGTAGAAAAGGAAACAGTTTTTAATATAATTGTGAAGTCTGTGGAGGAAATTAAGAATGAAAAGCTTAACAATCAGCCCAAAGCAGCATGAGATGTTTATTGCTCTTGAGGATCGTGAGCATACCGAAGTATTTCTAGGAGGTGCAGCCGGTGGTTGCGGGATTTGGCACACCTCGGTACATACATTAACCGGCAGCAAGTTTTTAGGAGAATTGGAAAAATGTGAGATTGTGCTTACTTTTAATAAGAAAAAGAATATTTTGGAATATAAACCAATATTAGAAACTTTTATAAATGGTGGTTCTGTTGGATGTGTAGAGTTAAAACTAAAAGATGGAACAAAAATCAACTTCACACAATCGCATGAATTCTTATTTGATGGAGAATGGGTTGAGATTGGAGAACTTGCCAGAAGAAGTTTGGATGGAGATAAAAGAAACGAATGGGCGATATCTAATAAGCAACAAAGGGAGATTAAAAACAATGAACTGGAAAAATTCTGGGAAAACTATGATAATGAGTCCAGGAAAAACAAAGAAGGGTTACTTGAGAACTACTATTATTTTAAACGGACAGAAAAAGGTTCAAATTCACAGGGTAGTAGCAGAAGCATTCATTCAAAACCCACAAAACAAACCAGAGGTAAATCACAAGGACTTAAACAAAAGAAACAACCAAGTGGAAAATCTGGAATGGGTAACTCCAAAGGAAAACTTTCATCATGCGGAGAGATTAGGTCAAATGAATCCATTCATGGAGAATGTTGGAAGAAGAACAAACTTACAAATAAAACCCGGCTCCCAGAACGGAATGAGCAAACTAACAGAGCAACAAGTCAGAGAGATACGACAGAAATTCATCCCGAGAAGATACGGACGAAAGCAGTTAGGGATAGAATATGGAGTAAGTCCACTAACTATCAAGGATATTGTAACGAGAAGAAGTTGGAAGCACGTGAAATAAATTTAGATGATATTCTAGAGATTAGATTTTATTGGCAAAACGAACCAATGTATGATATAGAAACAGAGAATGAATCTTATGTTTTAGCTAATGGGATAATAGTTCACAACTCGAAGTCGTTTACACTTTGCTTATGGCAAATCATGAGAAGGATGAAGTACAAAGGTTCAAGAGGGTTTTTGGCCAGGGCCAGACTTAAAGATTTGAAGGCATCAACATTATTGACATTTTTTGAGGTGTGTGGAATGTTAGGACTGAAATTAGGAGTAGACTACAAATACAACTCACAAACAGGAGTAATTATATTTAGTAATGGAAGCGAAGAATACCTAAAGGATTTATTTTTATATCCATCTGACCCTGACTTTGTGTCACTTGGTTCGACTGAGTACACAGATGGAGCAATCGATGAGATGGGAGATATAACACCACAGGCGTATCAAATTATGAGAAGCCGAA